CTCTGATCCACCCTTCATCATTTGGATCAAGGAGACACCTTCTGAGTCAAATAGCTTCATTGCCAATCTGACTTTATCAGCGTTTGAACCGACACCTTCAAGGGTATCGGCAAGAATTTCAAACTGCTTATCTGGCGATAACTTGGTCAATTCTTTAGCATTAACATTCATTTCAATCAGAGCATTTTTGGCTTCACCTGTACCTTTAGCAGCTTCGGCAACTCTTCTTGTCATACGCTGCCAAGCCATTGTTAAAGTGTTCATCTCAATTCCAGATTGAGAAGCAACGAATTGGTATTTGGTTAATGCTTCAGTTGAAACACCTAAACGAGTAGAGAACTTCTTCATTTTATCGGCACTACGAATAGCTTGAGTTCCCATAACACCTAAAGCACCCACAGCAGCAGCAATTGGAGCGGTTATATTTCTAGATAAACTCTTTCCTACACCACTAACATCACGACCCATTTTCTTGAATGATCTAGTTATTTTTTTAAGTTCTGAAGAAGCTTTATCCTCGGCTCTTATGATAAATTTTGTCTCAGTATTGGCCATTTTATCTCTTTCCAGATTTCATTTTATTCATAGCTTCAATTTCTGCTTTCTTTTCACGATCTCGTTTAATCATAAAATAAGCAATCCAACCGTTATATTCGGATGCTGACATTTCATTTCTAAGTTGTTCCAAGGGAATTCTAAAGAGTTCGGCTAGTTGGAATTGGAAATATAAATCAGCATCCTCTTCTAGTTTTTTCCTGCCTCACCAACTTCAATTTCACCAGTTATATCAATCAAATCTTCACTGATTTCACCAGCCACTCTGGCAATAACATCTGGATCTACATCATTGATGAAAGTTTTTCTATCGGCAGGAGTAAAAAGGGATAGCCCATCTGAATCTTTGGCTCTGAGAATAATTGTCTCAACCAAAGCTTCTAAGCTACCCTTCGAAGCGAACTTATATATTTTGTCTCTTATGGCCAGGTTTGCTGGCTTTACATAAATTTTCAAAGGACCAGATTCATCGCCCCATTCAGGAACTTCAACAGTTCTGATCTCATTATTTAGTTTGTCTTTATAATGTTGCTTTGCTCTATTAAGTATATCTGACATAGGATTCCCCTTTAAAATTTAAAATTTTTTTAGACCAGCACAGAATAAACCATGCTGGTCTACTTTATTTAAGCTCCCGAATAAGATGTCAACACACCTTGGAAACCGAAGCTGCAATTGATTGTGTCATCGAATGATTGAGTGTAGTTAAAGCTGTTAATTACTGCTGACCCACTGAATCCAACGTTGGTTCCAACTAAATCACTTGAATCTGATACCAAGTTCAAGACAACTGATGTTCCTGCTCTTAAAGCAGTTAAAAAGTCATCCTGTCCTGCATCAGCTTGGTCAAATCGGCAATCAATGGTTCCTGAACCATCTACCAATCCACCTTCATAAGATTTTGAAGTATCGCCCATTGCTGTTGATTCAACAGAATCTGCTGATTCATCGTAGCTAAAAGCTGTTACTCTTCCCAATGCTTGTCCATCGATAGAAATACTTCCTCTGCGCCCGTGCATAATTTACCTACCTTTACCTTATAAGGTTATGTTATTTTTTTCTGGAATATGGGCTACCTTTTCTTAACTCAATTCCATTCTTTTTCAATCTTCGTAAAATGGTCTTCTTTTCAACACCAAACATTTCACCGATTTGTGTTGAAGAATATCCATCATGATAAAGTTGAACAATTTCACCTTCTGGTAATTCAATCCAGTTATGGTGTTTCTCAAAATTCTTTCTATACATACCGTTCTTTTGACCAGATTTGTCTATATTACGATTCACATAACCCCAACCACCTTTTCCACCTTCATTCAGGTTGTAATTGGTCCTATCGTCCACTGCTTTAGAATCAACCATCTCACTTTCAATGAAATAAGCCAGTTCTTCACATTCAGTTTCAAACAGAATTTTTCTTGAGAAGTTTTCAATACCATACTTCTCTTTTGCCAATCTCAAGGCAGTTCCAGAACCCATATATGGTTTACCGTTTTGAATTAAACAACTGGTTACACCAGTATAAGTTCTGTTGTTTATGTTGTTTGTGATCTCATAAACGTAATACATAGTATCCTAAAGTATTGTTGATGGGTTTGATCCATCACATTGATATAGCAAGCTATATGTCATTGTAGCCTTACCTAATTGTCCGTCTGAATCTCTTGAATATTCAAAAGTTAAACTTTCTAAATTGATGTTATAGGCATAGTTATTTAGGGTTGTGTCTTTATAAATTGCGTTCTCCACGTATTCAGTAAAACTATCCAGATTATCAAGTAATTCGTTATAAACTGGAGTTCTAATTTCTATTAAAATTCTCAATTCTCTTTCTTGTTCAGAGGTGTCATTCATACAAGAATGTTCATAAGCGACTGATTCATCCAAAGTCAAAATGTTCACTGAATCTGAGTTTGGAAACGGTCCCACATAACTATTATAAATTCCATCAAACTGAGTTATTCCAGAGATGGAGTTATAAACTGCTTGTCTTATAAGTGTTCTACTATGTGGCATTTCGAATTATTCCGTTATAGGTTAAAACTGCTTTTCCAAATGGATATTCAGCATCGTCAATATCAAAAGTAGTTGATATGAGTGTGAACGAATCAAAAATGTCATACCAATTAGAAAACGACATTATAGCCGTTTCAATTTCATAACATAGATCATCCAACTTATAATCGATTCCATCCTGAAGTTGTTCTCTTGCTTCAATCGTAATTTCATATAATCTAGGTCCATATGCTCTACCAGAGTGCATATACATACCTTCACTGTATTGTCTATCTTCTGAAATTTTATAAACGATATTTGGAAGTGGAACCCCTGGAATGGCTTCACCTAAGTGTAAGCGATCAACCGTATAACCAGAGGATATTGTATCCAAAGCTGTTTCTAAATAGGTTTTTATGACTGCCCTTGTTGTTCCAAACATCAGTTGGTATAACCCATCCTTTTCAATTGATATGTAACTTGAGCTTGAAACTGTTTATCTAATTCTTGGTTGGCAACTCTTCTTGCAACTGTCAAAACAATTCCACGATATGGTTTCATGTCTTTGTATTGAGGTCTTAAATCCTTCTGATTATCTCCAGTTCTAGAAACTCGTTTATAAACTCTTTTCCTTTTGTTTGCGTTTTTACCCTTCCTTGGTGTGCCAGCAAATGTCCCTGGATAGTTTTTCCCTTTGATAGTAACACTTGCTCCACGTACCCATTGAACGCCAGACTTCCCAGCCAAAATTTCTAATGGAATACTTTGAGCATAGTAAACTAGCTTTCCAGTTGAATAACGTTTTGAAACTCGAAATAATTTTAATCTTGGATTTAAAAGTTTTAATGGCTTAACACCAGAAGCATTTGAAATAGCTCTTCTTGATCTAGTTTTTGCCTTAGATAAGACTCTGTTGACTGCGTTTTTACGAGCAGCCTCAATAGCATCTGGAGCTACTTGTCTGGTAAATTTATCGACCTTTTCAAATCCAGTGAATTTTATTTCAATATCCATTAGCTTAAATAATCCTGTGAAAGCATAAGAACCGTAAGTCCTGTTCCATCACTTTGAACATCTTTAACTATTCCACTAAATGAAACTTCCGAAATTATAACTGCGTCTTGATGCGCTACTGATGGAGCATCAGAAGTTACAATTGTCAGCATTGGGGTTGAAGTTGATATTTCTAATGTTTCATAGTGAGGATCATCAAATATACCGTATAAAGACACTCCACCAACCGTTGCGGATACACCAAATGTTTCAACAAATGCTTGTCTATCGGCTGCAGTTTCTATTCCCATATTTGTTCCTTAATAAATTTTCTATATGGGGTTGGACCCTATTGCCCAACCCCCCTATAACGAAAGGTTGTAGTTAATTACTACGTACCAGATGTAATACCAGTTTGAACGGCAAAGCTTTCAGTATTACGATAAGCAATATCTGTAGCAAGGAACGCACGAAGTACAATTCCACCGCTCTTAACATTTGTATAAGGATCAACAACAATATCAACTCCACCCCACATAGGAATCAGAATATCATTCCAGTTTCCAAAGTAGAGATTTGTTGAAGCATTGCTTGTTACCATAGTTTTATATCCGTTCACGCTTCCATCAGTGTCCATTAAGAATCCACCTTGGCCAGAAGCTTTAACAGTAGATTTTAAAATTCCTCTAACAGAAGGACCGCAAACGTATCCGAGTGAACCAAAATCAGCATTTTGGGTTGCTACTTGTGATTCAAGATCAACAATATCTGCCCAGCTAACAACTGTATCACCGGTTGTAAAGCTTGCCTGAGTTGTTAAACCAGAAGCACCAGTTTGAGTACCAACTAATACCTGCTTATCCAAGAACACACCGATACCATTATTAAGAGAATCACGGATGATTGACTCAATTGCTGGATTACCAGTTTGCTTCATCATCTTGCGAGTGAAACCAAGCGCACCACCAATGTCTTGTGGGCTCAACTGAACTGTAGTAGCACTATAAGTTGGAGAAGTGTCGTTATCTCCACCTTCAGTTAACCATCCAAATGATGCTTCATTTAAGCCCTTAGGAATGTCAACATCACCAACAAGACCAGGAATAATGCGAGCACCCATTGCGGCAACTACGGAGTTGGCACGAAGAACATCCACATATTCTGATCCCCAAAAATCGGTAGGTACTAAAGCACTACCATGAGATGCCTTATTGGTTAAAGCGGCATCAGCACGAGTTGCGAGAACATCGAAAGGAATATAAGCACCACGAGCTTCTTGACCGAATTTATCAGCCTGTGCAAGTGAAACTTCTAATTCCAAGCCAGCATTTTTCCAGTTGTTGCTACCAAGTGCTTCGACAAGACGCATAACTGAATAGTTACTGATTTCTCTTTGTGAAAGACCAAGGCTTTGATCAGCTGTAGCTTTTTCAATAGCTGCTCTTTCAATGCTATCCATCTTTTTAACGATAGCTGCGTTGAACTCATCAAGAGTTCTTTCACTGTTACTAAAATCTTCAGCTAAAGCATCAATATCAGGAATAAGATGACGTACTTTATCAGCAGTCTGACGAATTCCATTTAATCTTTTGCGTTCGGCTTTAATTCCTGTTTCACGTTCTTTTTGAACGTCAAATTCTTTATTATCCATATTTTTATCCTTTACTTCTACGTTTGGAATATCTCTTTGTGATACATCGATTAATTCAACTTCGTTTTCATAATCTTCATCATTGTTTCGACCAATACCAACGGAATAATCTGCTGGAACGCTCACCGTTGAAATTTCAAATGGCATCCATCTAGTAATTCTATAAGTTGGTATTTCGTCTTTTTCATTTTCACTACGTTCTCGAACCATTTCTAAAACCCTATATCCAAAAGAAATGGTTTTTCTGATTCCATCTTTAATATCATTGAAAATTTCTGTTCCCAAGTTTGACGAACTTAGGCGGACTTGAGCAAACCCTCTGTTTGCTTCTACCCAGACTTTTTCAACAACACCAGCGACTTGATCAGATTTATGATTAACTAGGAAAGGCATACTATCTGCTCTGGATAGATCTATGCTTTTCTCGTTATGATCTAAAACTTCATATCCAAATTCACGCTCAACAGCAAATTCACTAGAAAATGACAGGGTAACTGTTCGTGTTTCTTCATCGATGAACCGATCAATATGGTTCTCGTTTGGAACAACTGTGAGTTGTTCATATCTATATTGTGGTTTCAATCTCATTATGTTTATCTCCATATCCTATAGGGTTTTACATAAATATTTTGCTTACATTTCATCTTGATTGTTTTCTGATTCATTTCTCATAAGAAACTCCATTAATTTTCAATACCAATGTCAGCAATGTCTGCTTTTAACTCAAAGCTTGATCCATAATATGGTGTTTCTAAACTTGGTTTAGACGTCATTCCTGTATAAGTCATTCCATTGATATTGTTTGTAATCTCATAAACATAATGAACCATTATTGATCCTCTTCAGTGTCCATTTGTTCTTTTTGTATTTCTAACGCATCAGAAGCAACTTGATTTGATGAAATTCTTTTCAGTCCAAATTGTTCTAAAAGCTCTTCATCTTTTGCCATTGTTTGAAGTTCTGTCTCCCAGTCTATTCCTAGGTCTGATGCGACTGTAGTAATAGATTTAACTCTTGAATTCATCATATCTAAAGCCGCTTTACTATCACGTGAAGGATCTGGGAATTGCCATCTGCGAGCTAACCAACGTACTTCTTTGTATTTGTCTATGTAAGCAACTTGTAGTGGGGTGTTATTTACCGCGATTTTTTTTCTGATTAAAGCATTCAGCAACCACATTTCATAAACAGGGGTAACTATGTTATCAATGAATAACTGTTGGATTCCTTTCCATAACTCTCTTGTCTCATTAATGGCAACTCTAGCTGAAGCTAAATTGACAGACTCTAAATCTTGTCCAAGAGTGGGATAATCAACGCCTAAACCTGAAGCTAAGGCACGTAGCATATTCTTTTTAAATGGAGCAATTTCTCCATCTGGGTACTGAGAGTCGAAGGAACGGATATCGTATCCATCTGGAAGTAAAGTCATAACTCCTGGGGTGATTTCATCAATTAGTTCTCCATCGCTATCTTCAATTCCAGGGGTTGTGTCATCACCATTACGAACATAAAATCCCATTCTTGCTGCTGAAGCTCTGGCATTTACTAATGCAGCTTCTTCAAATCCCGCCAGCATTTTTAATCTATTAATTCCAGCACTTAAAGGTGGAATACCTCTAACTTGCCCAGGAAATTCAATTGTAAAAAAATGAATTATTTCTTGGGCAGGAATTCGAATGTGTTTATTTCCATTCGTGCCCAAAATTGAGGATGGATCGTCGTTAGATACAAAATAGTAAGCAACTGGTTTATTCCATCTGTTGAGCTCTACACCAAGAATTATTCTATTTCCATTTTCTAATGTAGAATTAAGAGTGTGGTCACATAAAAGAGAATCAATTACCTGAACACGATATCCATATTCTCCACCCTCTTTACCAGTGATGTGCCTTAAAAATACTTCACCGTCAGTGATAAAGTTTTTTGATAATTGGATTAAAATATCTTTCCAGTTTTCTCGACCAGCCACATCTACATTGTCTGCGTACTTTGCCCAATTTCCCCATGCTTTTTCAATAGCTTCAATTGCAAATGTATCTCTACTACCGTCAAAATTCTTAATTAAGGCTTGAAGCTTCATTCCGAAAGGTCCAACTACATTAGCAACAAACATCCTTTTATAACCATTGGCATAGTCATCGTTTCTCATTCTTTCTCTTGATCTAGCTTTGAGAGTTGTCAATTGCCCTTTCAATAAAGAATTTATATCTGATGACGGAGCGAACCAATCTGCTTGAAGATTGCCTGAGTTTGCAGCATCAAAGCCTCTGATTTTTGAATTTGGCTCAACATTACGAGGGAGTTTTCTATTAATAATTTTTTTAGCAACAGCTTCAGGAATACTTGGTGCTTGTTTTTTAAATTTGTCAAATATACCCATTATCTTGACCCCCATCTGAACTGAATATTTGTGCGGGGGGATTTACCTTCAAGAAGATCCTGTTTTCGCTGCTCATCTCTCACGAATCCATCATATTTCTTTTTTGCCACTATTAATTCTTCTAATGACATTCTTGAAATAGATCTTCCAGCGATGCTCATACTTAATTGATTTGAACTGGCTTGTCCCAAAATAGCTGCTTCAAGTGCATCTCTAATTTGCATTGCTGTAGATCTTGAATCATATGCTCCAGAGGTAAATAGATCTGGTTTTACTTCTATGAATTTTCTTGATACTGGATATCTATTTGTACCGTTGTCGACATAAATTGCCGAGTTATAATTTCCTGCCGTCCAGCCTGACGTTATATTTGAGGCGACTTGAAACAGATATCCATTGGTTGTATCAGCTGTTGATGTTGCCGAGTACGAATTTGAATCGTTATTTAAAATTAAATAGGCAGTATAACCATCAGCATATGTAATCTCTGTACCAACATAATTTGTTGCCTTAACAGTAAATTCTAAAGAATCACCAGCATTTATTATGTTGGGTATTTCATTTAAATAATCCGTCATATATTAATTCTCCATCACTTCCAAGAATTTATAAATCCTGGGGTACCCCTTCTCATTCTTGGTGTTTTTCTTTTGGTGGTAACTTTGTTACTTACCCTGGATTCTTCAGATTGTGGATTTTTTTCAATATGTTCTTCATAATAGGCTTCTAAATTGTCAAACTTTGGATTGGCAATATGAAGTGCACCTATAGCATATACAAAACAATCAAGAGCTTCATTTCTGGGACGTTTTTTTACGAAGTATCTTTTTCTAAATCCTTTTACTAATTTTTCTTCAATTCGCTCTGCCGTTAACTGCTCAAAAAATTCAGCGTCATAATCTTCCATTACTGGATAGTGAATATATCCTGGTCCTTTATTTTTAAGCATCAATCGACCATAAATCAGCCTTTTGGTTTCAAATGTTCCAATGTTGAATAATCTTACTGGTCTTTTATCTCTACCTGTTTTTCTATTCTTTGCTGTTGAAACAATAGGGATGCCTTCTTGACCTTTATCACCTTTTACTGCAAACACACCACGTTTTTGTCTTGTTTTGATATAGTCGTATAATTGTGTTGCTAAGAATCCTGTATCGATTCCAGAACAGCCTATTGAAATATTGTGTCCGTTTTGATGTGTGTATTTTGTATTGAATAAAACATCGTCAAGTTTGTCGTAAATAGGATCTGTTCGGTCAGAAGGATCACCCCATATAACTCTATGCTCAATTGCCCAACATTCTTCCCCTAAACCAAAGCCATAAACTGAGATTTCCATTCGATCAGCTTGTACGTCAACCCCAGCAGTGATATATAAAACGCCTTCAGGTACTTCACATTCAGAAGGATAGTGTTCTCTTCTTCTCCAAATATGGTGTGGGGCAATTTCAGTTCCCTTGCTTGCCCATGTTTCACCTAAAACTGTATTCGTCCATGTCTTTAAAAGAGTTATATCACCTTGATCTGCTTTTTCTTTTGCTAAAAGAAATTCTCTTACAGCATCACTCCAGCTATACCATCCAACGGGCGAGTATAATGAGCTAATATGAAATCCAGCATGATAGGGTTCACCTTCTGCTGTAGCGATCCACTCTGCGCCATTTTCTTCTGCCATCATCCAAGTTTTATATTTTTCCTCAATTTTACAGCCACAATTTTCACAGATCATATAAGCTGTTTGAGGTAGATGTTTCTCTGTTCCGTCATCTTGTATTTCCTTATCCCATTTAACTCTTTTCCAAGTTAACGGGGCTTTGTCTTTGCAATGAGGACAAGGAACGTAGTAATAGCGTTTGTCTGATTTTTCGAATTCTATTTCAACTCTATCTAATCCCTTGATAGTTGGAGTAGATGGTTGGAATATCTTTCTATGTCTTTTAAAAGTGGCCGTTCTTCTTTTGGCTAACTCTACTGGATCCCCTTCATCGTCTATATCTGCTTCATATGCTGATAATTCATCGAGCATCAGATAACGAGCAGGCATCGATCTAAGTCCAGCAGCACTATTTGAGCCGGCAAAAATTAAAATTCCACCTTTGAATTCCTTCATCATTATGGAATTTGAAGCTTCTTTAGATTTGTGATCTGCTATTTTGCCTTCAAGAGCAGGGCAAGCATCGAACATAGGTTGAATTCTTTGTTTCGATGTTCTTTTTGCCGTATCCAAAGTTGGCAAAACATAAAGTGCTGGCCCAGGTGCGTGTCCAATAATGAAAGAAAGCCAAACATTTCCAACTGTTGTTAGTCCGAGCTGGGCCCCTTTCATTACGGTGATTACTTGATTTCTACTCTTAGGACCTAGTTCATCTAGGATTTCTCTGACATATGGCGTTCTGTCTGTTCTGTATTTTCCAGGTTCCGCAGAATCCACTTGTGGGAGATATATGTTTTCACGTGCCCATTCCGAAACTGATAATTTTTCATCTGGACGTAATCCAGCAGAAGTCGCTTCAAAAAATATCTGTTTTGGATCTGCTAAAGCCACTAGCTATCATCCCCAATACCTGCCTTCAGTCTACCTTCTCTTGATAGTTCATTTAGAACAGCAGTTATTTCATTCTCAATTTTATATTCAATCTCACTTGGGTTATCTATTCCGACTAGAATTGGGGCAAGTCTTACTGAAATGTTCTGTAATCTGTCTCTGATAACTCTATAGAAATTGAACATCTCCCCGTAAATTTCATCTTTATTTACAAGTCTACCTTCTAATTCATCCAACGTTCTTTGGTCAATTTGAACACGAATAGCTTCTCTCTGTGCTTTACTGACCATAAAAGGAACAGGTTCATCTTGAATTATATTTAAGCTAGTTCTAGACAGATCAATTTCATTGTTTTGAGTTGGATCTAGAGAAGGATCAGTATTTAGAAACCATTCCAAATCAGCTTGTTTTGGATCTATTTTTCCATATTTGTTTCTAGTTATTAATCCATCATTTACTGCTCGATAAACTGTCTGATAGCTATTGTTCCTTAAACCGACATTTTTTCGATGCCTCGCATAAGCAGCTACAGTTAGACCCTTTTCGGGTACATCATCATAGTTAATTTCAATTGTTCTAGGATCAAAAGGTAAAGCCATAATTTTAAAGGTCTTTCAGTATCACTTTGTTTCTTTGAAATACAATAATGTTTAGGAGCCAGTTATAACTGGCCCCTAAACTTACATTTTTCAGTAATTATGGAGTATTTGTGATAACTGCCGATGGTCGTTTAGAAGCATTCCCCTATATTTTTATACATATTTGTTTAATTAGTAATCATTGAAAAGATCTATGCTCATTCTGACCATCACTAATAAATACTCCACTTACAATTACAAACCCCACAAAGTCCAAATAC